AAAACACTCTAATAAATTCTAGGAAACCAATAATGGTTCCTGTTGATTTTATTAGAATGTCCGGAGGAATAGGTGAAATTTCACCGCCATTGATAAATAATCTTTTGGCGATTTCACCGAGATTATCTTGAGGAGTACTTTTTATAGATTTCTCGTGAGAGATTTCCATACCAAGTTCCCCTAAGATTTTCTCGTATTTCTCCGCGCCCTTCTTACTAGCAATTGCCATGTCATCACCAATTACGGCATAAAAGGACTTGTCCTTTTTGGCGTAGTTGATGATAGCATGATGTGTTATTGCCATGGCCGGCCATGAGGAAAGCATCCCCATTGGCTGACCTACAGCATAACGTAATTGTCCTCCAGGATAGTTGAATAACCTTTCAACTAAAATGGTCTTCCAGAGTGAACTTAGATTTTCAGGAAGCAATTTTTCCATAATTGCAACTTGCAAATCTACTGGCATTCTATCAGTTGCGGCCGTGAGGTCGAAACAAAATAGTTTGCCCGTTTTGGTAAATTTTCTAACCCTTTTAGAGATAACAGGGTGCGAAAATGTACCATCACAAGGAAACCTCTTTAAGACTTTCATAAGATAGTCATGAATTGGTTTCAGAACAGTCTGGGTCCAGACGTCTGGAATACAAATTACGCGGGTCTTCCCACCTCCTTCTTGAAGGAAATGGAGTCGACCCGTCATATTTGTATAACTTTCTTCTGGATTCCTTTCGGAAAGGGATCTATCATAAAGATCTGTCCAAGTTTTAAATGCATCTTCAGTGAAAACTGATTTTGCAATTTCTTCTTGAATAGGTCTTAATGATGTATCAGAACAAGCAATTGCATCCAATATACTTGTATAACCAATTGCATTCGGCCCTTGGGCTGATGCTTTTGGCGTTACAAATATTGGATTAGGGGAAGAATTTAATTCAAAAGGAATAACTTTCCTTCTTTCGATAAATGTTTCGAAATGGTCAGCTATTTCTTGAATTAATTCTGCGTATCGCTGTGTGTGAGACATGGGATTCACTTGAGTTATGGTGGAAACATCATAACTAACAGGTGCTTTTAAATGTTTGTAAAAGTTACAAATAGTTAGAAGTCCTTGTTTGAATCTCATATCCATCATAAGCCCATTGATTGGTTTCTTTAATCCTTTAATCAAGAATTGAGGAAAACCATCTTTGGTTTTCGTCCAAAATATATTTTGGTTGAAAGTTGCACTTTGATTCATACAACTTTGTTGTATGAACCTAAGTACTTCCTTATGATAGACAATCGTTTGTTTCACGCCATGGTTACTAATCATGGTTTCAATGTGAGACAAGTAGTTGTCACATATACAGTGAAGAGTTTGATCTCTATAAATAGAACGAAAGTTTTGTTTATAGTGTAATAATTCTCTTTTTATACTTTTCATATCTTTTTCTTATATGATCTGTGTAAAAATTCGCTTTCCCTGAATCTTAAGACTCAGGTGCCGAGAACCCCACCAAGGGATCAATCCTGGTGGATACAAGTTTAGGGTACAGG